CTGATAGTCTGTGCACCAGTAATCTGAACCAAAGCATTGAGATTAGCCGCCCCCGTACCACCATTAGCCACAGGAAGAATACCAGAGACACCAGCCGCAGAAGTTAGAATGATCTTAGGACCAGAACCTGTAGTGCCATCATGAGTATGACCAGTGACAGCATGCATCGCAGCTTCAATAGCATCGAATTCATCAGAAAGGGGTTGTGCGGAGACAATTTCACCGGCAATGATTTCGGCAACAGATTGTCTAGTATAGCCAGTCATTTAGACCTCCAATTAGTTATCAAAGTGTTCTTGTCCCTTCTGGATTGAATTCAACTATGAACCCTTGGATGGTGTGAGGGGCATATACACCAGAAGAAGAGTATGTAATACGTAGTGAGTTAAAACTACTAACAGCTTCAGTTGTTACGATGGGATAGGGGGCAATTGAGTCATAAACAAACCCATCATCATAGACGCTATCAGGTTCGTCATATAGGAAAAGTACATCCTGAGTACTGTCTGCTAGAGGAGGGGGTTGTGTAGATGTAGGTTTCATCCAGTTAATAGAAGCTTTGATGTTTAATGTTAAAGAACCCTCTGGTCTCATGAATGTATGAACTTTTCTAAGGGTTTTCTGGGCGAGAGGGTTACAAATGTTAAGAATGGACTAGAGTAGATGGAAGTAACGCTAGCACCATTGAATGAATTTCCAGTCTCTTGAATGTATACAGAACCATCATAATCTCCATGGAGAGTTGTCTCTACGTCATCGAGATAATCATTCTCTACACAAGCCGTTCTAATACCAGAGAGTTCTCCGAATTCCCACCCAGTTTGACCATTGACAGTTCTCAGACCCCCAATAATCCCCTTACCAACAGATGAAACACTATTGTTAGAAATAAAATATCTGAACTGTGATTTCTTTTTAATGACGGTAGAGGTTAGGAATTGTAGATCATAATTGTCTTGAATAGTGTTGATTAGTTTCTGAATTTGTTTAGAGATACTTCCGAGATTAATATCACCAATCTTATCTGTGCCACTAACAGTTCTAATACCATCTTGAGCCAAGAATAGAACATCGCCATTCATTTCAATAATACTGTCTGGCGCGATTGTGCCAATATTGGTAGCGACATCTTTAATAAGAAATGTACCAGTATCATCGACTACAATTTTTCTGAGGCTTTGATTACCAAATACAAAAAGGTTTTCACGGAAGCTCTTGATACCATCACACCTAAAGCCCGCGTTCAACTGACCAGCACCACTTGCCACATTATAATCTAATGGATCATTGGGGGCTGAATGATAGACAACACCAATGTACTGAGCATCTCCCGAGAAGAAGATGTGGTTGTAGAATGCAGTAACGTATTGAGGGGCTGCGAGAGATTGATCACCACTTGGTTGAGACCAATTAGTACCATCAAACACTATAGGGTTATTGACACCATCTACAATGATAATGTAACTTACACCTTCGATGGAAACTTTACATGTCCTGAGTTTAATGATTTCTCGATAAGAAGAGATTGTGTTTAGTGTCAATACAGCTGAAACTGCAGTCCATCCAGTACCAGCATCATATGAATAGAACTTATAAGTGTTGCCACTCTTTTGTTTTCTAGCCCCATAAATCGTTTCTGTTCCATCAATATCTCTGTATATGAAAAGCCCTAAGACTTTACCTTCTGCATTCGTATCATCAATGGTGGGGTAGTTGGAGTCAAAATATGTGTAACCATTGATTCTTCGATAGCCACCATAAAGACCTACTTCATAATTAATTAAACGAGATGCTCCACCCGGAAGAGTGGAATCTAAGATTAAATGATTTTCAGTAGAATCCAATCCACCTTGAGAAACAACAGTTACACTAGTTAATGCATCCATTATTGAATATCCCTATAAACACTACGCCACATAGGACCACCGAAATTAACTCTAGTATCCCTAAGATCATCTTTACGAGGTGCAAGAGTTTTTCTCATTCCGCTAATCATTCTTTCAAATTCTTTTGTCCAGAATGTACCTTGTTCAAGATTATCTTTAAAAAAGTTGAAATGCTTGAGTGCACCACCCATGACGACAAATCTGTACCTATCAGGAATAGGGATTTCATCAGTATAAAGATCAAGTTCAGGGTTTACTTTGTAGTATTCGAACTCAACGGTATATGCCTTATCTGGACTGGGGGTGACACCAAACCCTAGAGTTGCACCGTAATTTGACATGAACACAGACTCAGGGACTCTAATACCATCAGAACCAGCATTTTCATCGGTTGGCCTTAAGTTTGTATACCAGAAATCTTTTGAGATCAGAGGGAGAGAAGTTGTGTTGACATTAAGGACATCATCTTTCTGAATTCTGAAACTTTCCCAATCTGCATGATCACAATCAGCGGGTAGTTCGTATTCATTCTGTCCTTGAACCAAGAGTTGACTACCTGTCACCCAATTGAATGACCACTCATTTTCTGCATCCATAATTTCGTTTACACTATAACGAATGCAATCTTTGGCTGCTGCCTGAATTCCCTTTAGAGAGGGAAAGGAGGTGGTAGTAACCTCAGCCTCATTGAACTTTCTGAGAAGTTCATTAGTTAATTCATAAAAAGTAGCCAAGTTAAAATCCTAGTTTAGTTTTTATTAAAACAAATAGATCGTGTCCTAAGTACAATACCACTGACCCAATCACGCTTATAACAGCAATAGCTCCTGTAGCCCTATTCTGCCAACCGTCAACTTGAGTTTTTACAGCAGCGACATCTTTTTCAAGTTTGTCAAATCGTTCATTGATATCTTCTATCTTGGCGACTAGTGTACCTAGTGTAAATTGTATATCCTTCTCCATATGAAGCTAATCCCCTTATAGAAAAGGGAGAGTACCATAAGCACCCTCCCTTCGTTAAGATTAGCTCTGAAGAGCGGCGAGACCCGGACGATTGACAGGATCAATATCGACAACCAGTACTTCAACCCAAACCTTACCACCAGTAAAGGTGCCAGTCTGAGTTTAGATAAGGATATCAACAGTGTCTGCCGAAGTACCAACAACGAGCGGAGGGGTATTGACACCCTGAGGGGTACCATAAGACCCCACAGCAGCAGCATCGAAATCCCAGCCATCTACGTAAACGTCAGCATCAACACCAGTAATACCAATGTCGAGGGTGAGATCAGTACTCGTACCAGTCATAGCGGCGGTCTTCTTTGCCCAACCACCGATAACTGCAGTACCCTTCGGAATATTGAGTACTTCAATTACATCAGCGGAGGCAAGGGCAGAGCCCTTTTTAGTAGCAGCGGCGGCGAAATCAAGTTCGCGACCAATTGCGTAGCACTTTCGAACAGCACCATCCGAAGCCGGCATCAACTGTGCCGTGGGATCGCCCGTCCAAGTGGCCATAGAAACAGTAGCCATAAGTAATTCTCCTTTTTAACTAATTAGGCAGCAGTATTGTACATAACGGTTGCGAGAGCCTGCGGACGCAGAATCTTACGACCATACATATGCATACCACGAACAACATCCGCGAAAGTGTTCGGCGAACGGAAAGATTCCGTCTTGTTGATGGTTTCTGCCGTAGCAACAGCAGACTTATGACCAGCAACGATGATACCATAGTTAGAAGAAGAGCCGTTATTATCGGCAGTGCCCGGACCAGTACCCTGGAGTGGGAGGTTATTCGAAGAGTAGAGCGTGAAGCCACGAACCTTATTCGACTGAACCTGACCGTTAGAAAGCTGTTCACCTTCCTGGAAGAAACGGTCCATAAACTTCGAGTTTTCATCCCTCAAGATTTCTTCAAACACCGGATCAACTACAACCCAGCGATTATCCTTATCCACGTTCTGCTGGTCCATAAGACGAGAAATACGGGAAAGAACGGCGAGCGGGGTCGCGTCATAAGTGCCGGCCGTACCAACTGCAACCGAGTCACCCGCAGAGCCACCAGACACGAAAGTCGAGCGATTAAGCTTCATCGTGGAGAGAAGTTCGTCCGAGCCGGCAGTGGACTCAGCCTTCGTGCCAACAGCAGAAGTACGAGCAGACCAAGTACCGGCAGAGGCATCATACTCCCAGCCCGACATGTAACCAAGCATATCCCGGTCATAGGTATCAGCAAGACGATAAGCTGCACGGTCCGAAGCGAGGCTCGACCAGTTGATATGAGACATCTTCTTTTCAATGTCATCAACCTGGAAATTGAACGAGTTCGCGCGGTCAATAATCAGCGTGAAGCTGTCATCCAACAGGTCCTGCGGGGTAAGCTGAGTTCCACGAGCATACGGAGTGATCGTGATTTCCGGCTCCTTGATGATAATGACAGAGTCACCGAAGTTAGAGATTTCACCAAAGTAGTCGTTGTTCGTAATGTCCTTAGCAACCGACTTCTTACGGAACTGCTTCTGGACGGTCTTCGAGTAAATAGTGGGCGACCATACGCCCGTCTGGAGCTGGCCGTAGCCAACTGCGCTTTGAAAAGCCATAATAATTTCTCCTTAGTTTATATTAATTTTTGTAAGTTTTACGTAGAATTAATACTCACTTTAGAGGCTATCACCTAAATGGGTATTCCATACTTTGTTGGAGGCCGGGGTAATAGGTAATCTAATTTTGTATTTTAAATTCTTTAGTCAGAGGTCTTAAAAGTTATCGAGCTGTTTGGAACACCATTCCAAATTGAAAGTTGACTAATGTCAACGAGCCCCACCCGACAGGTCCATTAAGATTTTACCTCTACGTTGAGCATCAAGAATTTTATCTTCATTGGCATCCCACCAACGAGGGTCCTTTCTCGATAACTCCTCGATTTGAGACTCAGAGAATAGATATCCATCTGAGTTTGTGTTGAGTCTGGTTTCTGTCCTAGTACGAACAGATCGAGCTGCTTGCTTAGGATCAAAGTCATCATCCATTTCAGTCTTATGATCTTTAGCATTTTCAGCTTTGTATTTCGTAATCACGAATGCAGCATTCTTGACATCAAAACTATTGTAGATGAAATTCTTTTCTGCATCTGATTGTTCAGCAAGCCAATTATGGAAATCCTGATCAGCGAGTAGTTCTTCCGCGTCCGGATGTTTCCTCTTCAATTCCAAGAGAGCCTTTTCTCTTTTGATTTCCAATGACTGCTTCTTAAAGTCTCGCGTTTTATCCTCTACTGCCTGAGTGATCCAACTCTCTAGAACTTCACCAAATTCAGGATACTTTTCCTTCCACTCATTGATCTCATCCCTACTCTTCGGAGGCTTTAGAGTAC